TAACTCATCTATTCTAACATTATAACAGTCTGCCTTAACTGTGTAATTATTTGAAGGGTCTACATCTCCCTTTCTTAAAAATGTAGCTTTATCATAATAATCATCTTTTGTCAAGACACCTAAGAACCAACCTTTAGAAAAATCATTTAATATTCTAACAAAAGCATAAGCATCACACTTTTGATTTGTATTTAATTTAGCTATGCTACACTCGTAGTGTGGTAGAGGTTTTACAGAAGTTTGTTTTGTTTTAACATCTACTTTTTTATCATCTACAATTAAATCATAGTCAAATGTATTATCCCACTTACCACCTAAGACATGTAAGCCTATTTGTTCTCCTATAAAACCTGACATATTACCTCTGCCACGTAGTATAGAATTATGTAGCTTACCCATCTCAACTGATTTAGCCCTAGCTTTAATTAACATATCGTCTGTTATATCTACTTCAATCATGCTTCATATCTCCCTATTTGATAATTAAGCTGACAGTTGACCATACCATGCCATCCTGTTAACTTATTTTTAACAATATTTAAATGCCTTTCTAAATCTTCACCTTCACCATCATCTTGCTTTGGTGGGTTCTTGGCAATCAATATCATTAGGTCAGCTTCTGCTGCCTTACCTGTCCTACTACCTTCCATCATACTTTGATTTAGTAGAACTTTACCTTCTGCATCTGCAGATAATTGTGACATATAAAACATGGCACATTTGTGTTGCTTTGCAATCTGTCTAGCATGTATAGCATTTGCTTTTAGTGCTTCATCTGCTCTTGCAAAGCCACTTGTTCTTGCAAACTTATCACCCATGTCTAGTAATACTACATCAGGTTTATAAGACTTACAAACAGATTCTACCCAAGCCATGTCACGACCTGTAGCATCTTTAATCTTTATTCTATTCTTAATAGGCTCATACAGATCACGAGCCTTTGTAGGATTGTCTTTTATCTCTCGCATTGTCATACCTGTAGCAGCAGTCAGATATCTAGCACCAACTCTGTGACTACCTTCTTCATTACATAAAACAATACAGTCAGCACCTTGATGTGCAAAACCATCAGGTGCGGCAATCATACTAGCATGAAAAGATGTCTTACCTGTATTAGGTCTAGCACCTACCTCAATCAAATGTCCTTCATTAACTCCACTTATCTGTCTTGTTAATGCAGGTATATTGAAATGCCATCTTGCTTCTAGTGCATTCTTTGCTAACAGTGTTTCAATGTCAATGTCATCCCACTCTACATTTAGATCAGGTGTAAAGTCATCATTGTACTGCTCTAGTAATAATCGTAGTGGCTCAAGACTTGTCTGTGTACCATTTACATAATCAAATCCTAAGTTAGCAATGTCTTCTCCAACAACCTGCTGAAACAACTTTGATAACACTTCCTGTGCTATATCTTTGCCAAGAGGTTTCTCATTCTTAATCTGTCTAAACAGACTTGAGTATGCTTGTCTCTGTGCTGTTGTTAATGCAGGATTGTCAGACATAAACAATGCTTCTATCTCATCAGGTAGTACAGACCTTTCGTATCTGTCCATAGCCTTATCAATAGTTTGTTTTATCTTTCTTGTGTCTTTACTAAATAATCTGTCAGGACATCTAGCACCACGATGATCTTCGTAAAATGCTCTGTCCATAAGACTTCTTACTAATGAAAGTTCCATGTCTGTTTCTCCTTTGGGGTTAGGTTATTTAAGTTATCTAAATCTATTTTATTTCTATATTTTAGATCATCTTTTAGTTTAAGAACACGTACATCTTTTACATGTCCTCGTAGTTCTTTTGCAAAAGACAGTGTTTTGGGTAATGCGTCAGGGTCTAATGCTATGATGGCAGTAGAAAATTGTGCAATGTACTTCTTGTGTATTTCAGAAAGGGATGTACCCAACACAGCTACCCCAACAAATACATCACTTCCTACAACTGCAGCACTCACACAATCTTCAACTACTACTGCCACCTTACCACAACCAAAAGAAAAAGGCAACCCACTATTGCCATATTTCTTCCACTTGGGTAATCTTTTGCCAAGTGACCTGCCAATCGCATCTACAATTACATTGTCTTTGTATATAGGAAAGACAACTCTATGCTCTTTTACATCATAATACAAATCTAAATCATCTGCATTAATCGCCCACTTGGCACACCATGATATTATATCAATGGTGTTTTTTCTATCAACTACATATTCAGGTAACATAAAATTATTCTCTTTGTTTGATTCTACAGTTTTACTAAACGTAGTTTGTATATCCTCTACAGATAAATGTACACGTTTCTTGCCACTAACATTACAAGATGCTTTGTAACAATTCCACAATAGAGAACCCATATTATTTGTTACTGTAAATGTTTTATAACCTTTACAGACAGGGCAATCTACTCTACGTGTATCACCTACAGTGATATTTAAACTATATATGTAATCTAACACTTTCTATGTTCCTCTATGTAATGATAATATGTAAATATCATAATTTTAAACGTCTGTCAAGTTTTTTCTTTGTGTTAATGCTAAATTTGCACTTGTGTATGTGTTTTTCATGTATGGTTTTACACTTTGTGGGTTAGCATGACCTGTTACAGACATAATATTACCCATCGACACACCTGCATCTACCATCTCAACAGTTCCTGTACGTCTCAGGTCGCTTAAACGTAGCTCCTCAGGTAGGTTGACACGTACCATTATCTTTCTAGCTTCTCTAGGCAACGCATAGAGCGAATAAGGCATATATTTACCACGTACAGGTCTTACTCTTGGTGCTACATAAGGTTGAAAACCAAAATCTTCTTTCTGTTGCACTAACATCTCACCTAAACTGTCACCAATGGGTAAAAATACTTCTGCTCTACGTTTAGATTGTTCTATATGCACTCTCTGCTCCTCTAAATCTATGTTTGACCATTGCAATAAACGCATATCACCTAGTCTTTGACACCAATCATATGCCATGTGTGCTATAAGACCTATGCTACGTGTTTTAAAATCTGAATAAGCCATATCTAAAAAATCTGTTACATTTCCTCTTGTCCATACAGTTTTTCTTCTAATAGGTATTCTCTTTTTTATATTGATAAAAGGATTTTGCCCTATTTTCTCCATACTTATGCCATAATTAAAAACAATACGTGCTACAGACATAACATGGTTTGCTAAATGCACACCACGATTACTCCAATCATTATATGCATGTTTAGCCATCAGAGTTGTAATATTATTTATGGTAATGTTACCCAACTTAGTATCTGTGTCAGGTAACATTGTGTCCAAGAGTACGCTAAGAAAGTATTGATATTGTTGTTTAGTTTCGTCACGTAAACTCTTGAACTCAAACGATAAATAATACTCTTTAATTAAATTTTTAAGAGTAAGATATCCCATTAGGCAGCCACCAACTTTTTAAACTCAGGTGTAGAAATCCACTTGGTAACTTCATTCTCTCTAGCCCACATAGACTGTGCTGAAGTATCTCTACCTGTGTTTCGTAAATTAAAACCATTTCTCTCGTCAGCATAAGAAGCATAGTTAGTAAAGGCACTATACAATGCAAACACATTTCTGCCACGTTTACGTACTTCTTGTCGTACAAGTGGTATCATCTTCTCTGCCTTTCTATCTGACTTCATAATAGATGACAGGTACTCTTTCCAAGACTTCATAGAGTATGTAGGTAGTTCTATGTTAGCCCATTCTTGTAGTTCGTTTACCTGTCCTACAAAGTCTACACTGCTTTGATTAAGTTCCTGTATAAATCTATCCATGCAGAAATTAGATGTGTTCTTACGTCTAACTTTATCATAGTCTCCTGTAATCATTCCATTGGTACAGAAGAAATCTATAGCACCAAAGAATACTTGATTAGAACAAGAACCATCTACACCATGCAAGGCTATAACTCTTCTGCCTATCTTGGTGCTATGTTTCTCTGTCTCTACTTTAGTAAACACATTAGGCATAACAATATCCATCATAGCCCAAGCATTGTTTCTAGCAGTAGACCACCTTACAGTAGAGTCTATCATGGCATCAGGTATATTATCTACCATAATATTCTGAACACCATCAAAGAACTTCTTGTGACTAGCACATTTAAATCCTGTGCCTACCACACCAAGATAGTCTCCTGTCTTTTCATTGATAACATATTTCTTCTCATCAAACTTTGTAGTCTCAAAGCCTACAGAGAAGTCTAAATTTTCAGGTACTTCATGTACCGTTGGTAAAACATCATATGGCATAATATATCTCCTTTTGGTTAAGTGATGTTGTGTTATATAATAAATTAAAGCATTTGTCAAGCATTAATATGCTCTTTGCCATGCTCTATCATCAGAGTCCAATACATAGTCTGAATAAAACATGGGCGAATCATTATTTTTATCCTTCTGTGGTGCAAAGTGTAAAGAACTATGCAGCTCGTGAATTAAATCTTCTAATAATCTAATATGACTTAATTCAATATCCCTTGCTTCATCTATGTGGTGAAGCATACGTTGTAATCTATTGTGGTAATTAAGAAACACTCTTCTCGTACCACCTGCTACAAGAACATCTTCACTGTTCATATCTACTTTAAATGGACTATCTTTTTTCTTTGTCATTATCTTTCTCCTTTTTTTTGTTAAGTTCATTACGTATTCTTTCTAGTCGTATTTTATTTTTAAGACTTCTCTCGTTCTTTTTTCTTATCCACTCCTTAAAGAAGTGTATGTCATTGTTATCCATAGTGTACCTCTTTAAACCATGTAGGTCTTTCAGTATACTTATACCTTGCAAATCTTGCTTTGTCAACATTATAAAATGCTCGGTATGCTTTTATTGGGTAGAACTCATCTGTTTTAAGTTCATCTAACCCACTAAAACATTGTGGATGTTTTGTTATCTGACCATCAGGTATTAAAGGTATACCATTTAACAATGCGTTGTAATGTTTTTTTGCTCCGTGTATCTTACCATATCTACGTGTATATTCTTCTAACATGTGATGATACAACCTAAAAGCAAACTTATAGTTTTTTTGAGTTTTCATAGCCCACAGTGTACAAGGATGTTTCTGATGTACAGGCTTATACAGGTTATGTTTTTTTGCGTAGTCATGTGCAACATGCCACAACACAGTACATAGCATCTGTGCTTCTTCTAATGGCATCTTAACTACGTGTTGGTCACATAAAGACTTTGCTATTAAATAAGGATTATCTTCTATAATAAATCTATTCATGTTCTCCTCCGTTACCTCTACCTAAACCACGTTCTTTATACCAATGGTCAAAGTAAGTTGATCTTCTTTTAGCTGTTTCAAATACTGCTACTGTTACTACAATAGCAACGATAAGTATAATGTGTATGACAGCAGTCAAACCAAATATCCACATACTACCTACCCACATAGAAAATGCTACACACCACATCCATGCTAGTAGTTGC